CGAGCTGCGTTTTCAGCGCGTTGAGCGCGACGCTGAGCGCCTCAAACTTCGTCGCGTGACTGTCCGCTGGCCCCAACTGAATCGAGTCTGGGCGGGTGGTGTTCACCTTGAACACTGAGCCTTGCGGCGTGAACTCAATGTTGCCACCGAGCGCCTGTACCGCGTAAAGCTGCCCCTCCCGAACTTCGAAGCGCATTTGCCCGCTAGAGATCGTTGTTCGACGCCCCGCGACGATTTCGTTAGCGTTTCCACCTACTCGCACGTTGTGGTCTTGCGTTACGGAGGTAGTGCTGGAACCGCCGACGAACACTTCTTCGTTGTTGCTCACGTCGCGACGTACGTTGGCTTCGTATTGAACGTTGGCGTTGCCGCTGACGCGCTCAGTGCTTTGGCCTTCGACTTCGGTCACTCGCTGCCCGTAGAATCGAACAGGGTTGACGTCGCTATCAGCGCCGCCTCCGTGCTGATTGATTCCGCCCGCCGCGAAGATCTCGCACGCTCCGGTGGCACCAACATGAAAGCGGAACAGAGCCTGGCCCTCGCGGTTCGTGACTTCGAGCTTCACGACGTCGCCTGTGTGCCCCACGTCGAGTCGAATGGTGTAGTTCTCTTCGTCTCCACCGGTCTGCGTGATCTGATCGCTTCCGCCACGCCAGACGAATGAGGTCTTGCCGTCCTCGTTGATGATCTTCGATTCGCCCATCCAAGAGACCATTTGGTACAGGCCGGTCACGATCTTCACGAGATCGCCCTCACCAAACGCTTGGACTTTGGCGAGGGCGCCGCCTCGGATCTGCGCGATCTTGCCGTGTAGCGCGGCCACGGAGGCGCCATCTGGGCTTGTGCCGACGAAGTCGCCGGGCATGATGTCTCGGGGCTCGTTCGGGGCTCTCGAACTCGCGCCCAGATTTCGTTGAAGAACGGGGTCATCTCCCCCGTGCCCCGTGACGTCGGTGACCGATTGCGGCGTCTCGTTGCTCGTCGTCGCTACCTCCGCTGGCAGGACGCCCATGATGTACGGCAACCCCAGGGCCCACGTGACCACAACAGCTGTACGCGGCGGCAGCAGCGTCATGTCCCCCGGATGGCTGCGGATGCGGCCCATCTGCATGGTGCGCCCGGAGTTCAGCTGTACGCGGTACGCTTGCCCGCGCGCGTCGCAGCTGAGGATGGTTCCCCGCTCAATGTGGGGTGTGCCTGCGCTCGTGGCACCTGCGAGAGGGCCGGCTCCTCGCGGATCGGCCATTCCTTCAGGGATGAGCGGGTCAGGCGTGTTGTTCAGGCGCCCAGAGGGACGCGGAGCGGAGCGACGGGCCATGCCCGAAGCGTACGCTACAGAGCGTTCACGGTGGAGTCGCCGAGGCCCGAATCCCCGAACGTTCCCATGCGGTTGTACGTGGGCTCGGGGAAGACGTTGGGCGCCAGCCCGAGGACGGCGTCCATGAGCGCGCGGCCCACCGAGGGGACTTCCATCGCGTCCGACGCTTGGTAGGGCAGGATTCGGTCGCAGAAGCCAGAGACCTGCTCCATGACCATCGCCTGACCCGCGCCGATCTGCATGCCCCAGGAGTTGATCATGCAGAGCTCCAGGTAGCAGGACGCGACGAGCGTCCGGCTCTTGGTGCGCATGATGACCGCCATGCCGAAGGGGATGTAGAAGAGCTCCGAGTCCAGGTTGATGAAGAACTGCGAGGTCGGCGCGCCTTCGAACGCGGCCGGGTCGTCGAACTTGTCAGGGTTCAGCCCGCCCACTTCGACAGCGTTGTGATAGAGCGCCCGCAGGAGATTGCGGCCGTTCATCATGACGCGCTGCACGTTCCAAGACGACTGGCTCTTGCCTCGAAGGAAGTAAGAGCGGCCCGATCCGATCGCCATCATCGGCGTCACGGGCGCTTGGGTCTGCACTCCGAACGCCGTAAACATCCCCAGCGCCATGAGGGTGCGGGGGGTGTTGCGCTCGGGGCGCGCGACGGAGCGCCGCGCCGGACCGGCGAGCAGCAGCGTGTCGTCCGGGTGCGCCGCGTCGTACGTGGCGTTGTCGAGGACGCGTTCCACGTGGTTCCGCTGAAGGGACCACGTGGCCAGGGACTTGGTGACGCCGATCGGGTACGTAGGCATGGCTCTCTACTCCGTAGGATAGGATCTGGGTTCAGTGCCCGTGCGCCTTCGCGCGGTCATAGAGCGCTGAGCCCATGAGGGCGAGACCGGCGAGGTCTTTTGCGGAGGGTCCTCGATCAGCCGGGTTCGTTGCGAGGCTGTGCGCGGTCGTAGCGCCAAGACCAAGGAGCCCCGCCGCGTCGAGCGCCGCGTGCAGCTTGGGGTGGGTGTGAGGGTCCACGAGCTTGGCTCCGATGAAGGAGCCGTAGCTCGCGATGTCAGCGAGATCGCTGGCTCCCAAGTTCGCCACCTTCAGGCCGACAGCGTCGAGGACGAGAGACCCCGTCTTGGGTTGACCGCCGATACCCATGACGGACGCGCCCTGTCCGGCAGCCATGGCGCCCGCCACGGGCGCGATCACGCCCGTCGCTTTGCCGGCCATGTTCAGGGCTTTTCCTCCGCGACCTGCAGAGGCAAGAGCGCCCGCTCCGAACAACCCCTTTCCGAAGTTGCCGGCACCACGCATGGCGCTTCCTGCGCCTCGCGCGATGGCGCCCCAGAACGCGATTTTTTGTTTCGCGTCCATCAGGGTCACACCACGAGGTGGAAGGCCACCGTGTTCAACGGGCGAGCCACGCGACCGTTGAAGAAGAGCTCGATGCGATCGGCAGCGAATTCGCTGACGCCGATCGAGCTGATTGACCCTTCGAGAAGGGGGGGACCGAAGCGCGCGACGCGCCGGCCCTTGAGCTGCTCGGCGCCATCCGACACCGCGCGCGCCAGTTCGTTCACCGTCTCGGGCAGCACGTTGTACTGACCAATAAACGTCTCCAGGATGTCCTGCATGAACATGGAGATGAAGTCCACGTTCTTGACTACCGAGAGCTCACCCGTCTCGATGGCCGTCGGGTCCGTCGTCAGCTGGTGGATGCACTCGGGCAGCGCGCTGGGCGTGCGCTGCACGCACACGAACAGCCCGCCGTCGGAGAGGCGAGACAGCTGGGGCTCGCTGAAGTAGCCCTGCGAGTGGACCAGCTTCGTGAACCCGATGAAGGTTCCGTTCGTGAGACCCGCCTGCGGGGGAATTCCTGCGATCACGCCGCCGACGGCGCAGGCGAGGTAGAAGCTCGGCTGAAGTCCGGCGAGGGTTCGGGTCGTGGGCACCGCGCGAGCGAGAGCGCCGTCGCGGAGATCCGCGACTTCAACTTGATCGGGCCACATCACCGTCAGGCGCTTCGATCGCACCGACTGTGCGATCGTCACGAGGGCGAGCAGCTGATCTTCCAGCGAAAGGGCGCGCAGGATCCGGTAGTTCTGCGCGTTCGGCGTGGTGTTGTCGATGAAGCGGTCCTGAAGATCGCGCGCGAAGAAGTGCGGGAGCTCCTTGGCGACGGAGCCCGAGTCATCCTCTCCGTTGGCGATCAGCAGCCTGTTCTCGTTCTGGACGGTGCTCACCTTGTAGCTGAGCACGCGCCCGTCGTACGCCGTCGGTCCGTAGTTGTTCGGATCGAGCGGGAACTCGATGGTGTCTCCCGGAAGGACTCCCGCCGTCAGGAACGACGCGCTCGCGTCCTCCAGTCGGTTGAACAGATCGTCGTTGAGCGCGACGGTCGCCGTGCACGATCCGGTCACGGGCACGACGGAGGTGTACGCGTAGCGCTCGGTCCAGCCGAGCGCGCCGTTGTTGGCGTCCGGGATCACCGCGCCCGCGTTGACGACGTCTACCTGGGTGGCGCCGCCGAACGCGGAGATCAGGAACGTTCCGTTGTTCGCGGGGCTCGCTGCTCCCGTGATGGTCAGGTAGCGGCCAACGCTCAGCGCTGACATGCCGGACACGCCCGTGATTCGCATCTGGCCGCCGCCTGCGCCAGCGACGATGCTCGCCGCCGCGCCGGTTTGCCCGGTGAGCGCGTCGCGCGTCGCCTGGGTCGCGGGGTCGACGACCTGCGCGCCACCTGCCTGCACGCCCGCGAGCAACAGCGCCGAGACGACCGAATGGGCGTTTACGGCGTTCACGACCTGCGTGTGCGTGTGCGTGGTGCCGTCGACCGTGACGGTGATCGCGAAGCCCGCAATCGAGACCGTGACGGCGGGCAGACCGGGGCTGGCGACGTACGTGATGGTGTACGGGCCGCCCACGGTCGTGGGGTTCTTCATGGTGTAACGCGCGGTTCCGAGCGTTCCACCGGCGCCGGTGGAGATGTCGACCTGCGCGAGGTTCGACACCTTGACCGTGCCGTCGGGCGCGCGGATCAGGACTTCGATGTCCCCCGCGACGGCTCCCGCCGCGTCGTCCCAACGCGACGAGCCGGGCACCACTTCGAAAGCGCTCGGGTCACCGGGGTTCGGGTAGTTCTTCGAGCTGTTGACGTGTCCGAGCGTGTGCGTTCCACGCCTGTTCTGCCAGTCCGAGGAGCTGGGCGTCAGGCCGATCGTGACGGAGTCGCCCGGCAGCACGGATTGCACGCTGATCGAGCCCGTGGAAGCTGCTGCGAGCGAGACGGTGCGGTACTTCGCCGTGTTGACGCCCGAGGGCTGCTGCGACACGCCCGAGATCGAGCCCGAGTAGATCGCTTCCGTCGTGGGCAGCGGAATCGAACCGAGCACGATGCGGAACTTCTGGATCACCCCGTTCGTCTGCGCGAAGTTGGGGTCCGCGAGCTGGTCGAACTCCGCCTTGTACGCGGCGTGGATGTTGATGTCCTGCGTGAGCGGGATGAAGCAGTACAGATCACGCCTGGGGGACAGCGCGCCGCGCGCAGCCGTGTGGCCCGCTGCGTCGTCGGTGGCGACGCCGTAGAAGTAGATCGGCACTGCGCCGCCGTTCTGCAGGGCGAGGTAGACGCCGACCGCGAGGGGGTTTCGGCTGTCGATCTTGCCGAGGCCCAAGAGGGTCGAGACACCACCGACGACGCGCACGTCATCGGCCGTCACGGACCCCACTTCCTGAAGGTCCTGACGAAGCGCTCGGTACGCCAGATACAGCTCGGCGTAGGACAGCGCGCGCGACGCGGTCGTGGTGGCCGGGGCGGGCACTGCGACCGTGGCGACGGGCGTCAGCTGCACCGACAGCGTGATGCCGCCCTTGATCACGAGCTTGTCGGATCCGGGCTCCGGGAACGTCACGATCGTGTCCGTGGGGTCGAGCAGGTCCTGCGACGCCAGCGTGCGCTCGATGCGGATCTCGCCGTTCGCGTCGTAGGTCCACTGGCCCAGGCCCACGCCGGAGTCGGGGAGCTGCTGCGTCAGACGGAGCTTGTTCTCGTTGCCCGGCGCCACGAGGCCCGAGCCGTTGGGCTCGCCCACGCTCTGAACGACGCGCACGACGGTCTGTTCGACTCCCGCCTGCGACGACGTGAGGATGATCTTGTCGCCCGGCTGGATCCCCGCCGCGACGAAGTCTGTCGTGACGCCGCCCGTGATCGACACGAGCGTGCGATCCGCCGAGGTCGTCGTGACGCTGCCCCCGAACACCGGAGCGATCAGCGCGTTCAGGTAGGTGGAGCCGAGGACGACGTGCGGCAGGCGCAGCACGGCCTTGACGGAGTCGTGATCGACCTTCGATCCTGCGCTCTGGCCGGGGTATCCCCCGTCGAGCACGGTGACGGCTGCGCTCCCGGACGCGGGCGGCTGATAGCCCGTGTACGTGCCGTTGCCCGCGCGGGACTCCAGCTGTCCGTACGCCGACGTGAGCAGGATGGTGCTCGCATCATCGGGGTAGTCGAACAGGTCGTACGCCGGACCCAACACGACGGTGTTGAGATCGGGCGTGTTCGGCGTCGCCTGCGGCTGCGCCAGCTCTTGAAAGATGAGAACGAGGGGGCGTGCCATGGTGTTCCTCTCCGCTGTCGGCTGAAAGATAGGAGTTCTTTACGGCGTTGCGCTCATCGCGCGTTGCGAAGGTCGAGCGCGCGCAGTTCGAGTGCATCTTCGTTTCCGAAGTTCATTTTTGCCGCGATCTCCTTGAGGAGCGGGGCGATGGGGCGCGTACGCCACGCGAACTTGATCATCGTCGTCAGGGTCACGGTCGTGACCCAGGACTCGACGTTGGAGCTCGTCGGTCGGTAGGGCTGCGTGTCGCTCAGCGTTGGAGCCGTGATGTCGTGAATGCTGAACGCTTCCCGAATGTGGTTGCGGGAGCCGAGCAAAAACGCGAACACCACGTCGGCGAGCGTGGCGCTGACTCCGCGCGTCCTCCCGATACAGAGCACGGACAGGGGCACATTGGCCCACGCGATGAACAGCTCTGTCATCGAGGGCAAGTCGATGTCGGCGCGATGACCGACGGCTACTTGTTGCGGCTGCGTTACGCCCTTTTCTACCAAGAGGGATGGCGTTCGATCGCGTGCGTCGGGCTCGTCGGTGTACTGGCTCTCGATGTAGATTCGAGTCTGTCCCGTCTCGGGGTTCAGTGGCTGCGCGTCAGCGGCCCAGATGTAGGGGTTGTCTAGGGCGTTGCTTCCGCTGAACCGCGCTTGAAGGCAGTTGGTGAGCACCGCGACGAGGGCCATCGGGGAGCCGGGGAAAATGTCCGAGTGCTGGTCATCGACTCGGGCTGTTCCAAAGAACGGGCGGACGTTGGTCATGTTCAGTACAACGGCTCGATCGCGTTCGGGTTGAGAGCGTACCGATAGAGTACGTTGTCGTGTGGGAGCTCTTGGCCCGACACCTCTTGGTGCGCGGAATTCAGCTGAATCTGCGTCTCGACCTGTTGATCCAGCCGGAAACGCCGATTGTCGGACAGGCGCACGAGCACGTCGTCTCGCTCAAGGGTCGGATAGTCGGGGAGCCAGAACGAGCCGTCATTGGCGTCGCTCTTTTGGTTGGGCCCCACATTCGAGGTGTTGGACGTCACGTTGCTGCGTGCGTAGGTCACGAAGGGCGTCCAGTAGCCCCCAACGAAGCCGGTGCCCCAGCACGTGACGCAGTTGGGGCGTACGACTTCTTTGGTGCGCTTGTCGGTGCACTTCAAGCAGCGCTCCCCCCATCTGCGACGCTTCAGAACGACGACGCGTGTGCCGTTGAACTTGAGCGTCAAACGGAAGTCGCGCTGCGTCTTTCGCAAGTACTGAGACATCTTGCGGTCGGTAAACGCGGGGCCCGTTTCTTCTCGACACTCCAGTTGCGCGCCGGATGGCAAGAGGCAAACGACGCGGTAGTGAACCTCTTGAAAGAGGCGCAGGGAGTTGGGTTGAAGGTTGTCGAGCGTCGACGCGATGGAGTTGAAGGCGTCCTTAAACGCGTACTGGTCCGTTCCAGAGAAGATCTGTTCCCATGGACCTTCCGGGCCGCCGCTTCGATACAGCGTAAAGAGGAAGACACCGCTCTCTGTGGGAGAAACGCTGTCGATCGTCCACTGCACGAAGTAGCCGTACGGGAAGAGCGCGCTGAGGCGTGTGATCTTCAGGTTCATGGCTGCGGGGGGCTCCCGGCGGATTCTTGGGCTTCACCCGTCGGCTCCGACATGTGATTGAACGCGCGCCGCATGGCGTAGTGCTTGGTCTCTTGGCTCCCGGCCAGCGTGTGCGCGAGGTTCCAGGCCTTCGACTCTGGGAGTCGGGGGTCGAGATTGTCGGTGTCGAACTTGCCCTCAGCGACGGGAGTCACGTTTGTTTCGGGAGAGAGGCCCGCGCCTTTGACGAAGGTCCCAAGGTCCATGCCGCTGGGCTGCATTTCGCGCCCCAGCACGGTAGCCAGCACGGGGCTGGCGCGGCCCGGCACGCTCTTGAACTGCGCGTAGCCCAAGACACGTCCATCGCGACCACGTAGAGGCAGGTGGTAGCGCCCGGGCGGGAGGCCCATCGCGTCGATGGCCCGCTGCAAAGGGGCCACGTTGCTACGCGCGAAGGGCGTGCGCTCCTCCATGCGGTCGTGTGCGTGGGCCGCGCCCTTTACGGCGTATGGGGGCCCCTCGTCGACAGGCCGATCGTACCAGTTGAAGAAGTCGTTCGCGTTGAAGGAGCCGCTGACTCCGAGCGGAACCTCTTCCTTTCGCGAGGCTTCACCGGATCGACTCGCGGGAGAGGCGACACCCGTGCCTTCGGTGACAGGCACAACATGTTGAAGGCGTTGCTCCGTTGTCCTCATCGGGTCACCGGCAACGTGGCTTGCTCTCCCGCTTCGAATTTGTCAGCGGTCGAGCGCTGAGCGGCAGAGGCCGAAGACTCCAAGAAGTTCTGCTTGTAGTCCCCGGGCGAGGGTTGGCGCAGAGGCCCATGTTGTGCGCCCTCGCTCTTGTACTTGGGCGAGCCCATGGACGGCGGCTTCGGCGCTGACACAGCAGTGGATACACCGCTTGTCGCGCCGCTCGTTGCGCCAACGCCGGTTGCTGCGTGCTTTTCAGCACGCTCCGGGATGCGCTGGTCACGCGACGCGTCGTCATACTCCCGCACCATGGCAGGGGTGATGCCGTGCTTGCGCGCGGACTCCGTGTGGAAGAAGCGCCGCTGGCGGTCGGAGACGAAGGGCATACCCGAAGGATAGCCCTACCGCCCCCGCTGCTCAGCGATCAGATCGAGGACGGCGGGGTGTCGAACACCAGCTGCTGCATCGACTCGGAGTTGCCGATGCCGATGCCGGGCGCCGCGTACGAGAAGAACGTGATGATGTCGGCGCGCTGCTCGATGAAGAGCGTGGCGTCCTGGAGGAGGAAGAAGTTCCCCAGGAAGTTCTGCGGGCTGAAGATCCAGCACTCGCGCGGGTTGTAGATGTCGGTCTTCGCGGTCGTGATGACCGGGATGCCCCAGAGGCGCTCTTCCTTGTCGATGCCGTCCTGGTAGTGGGCGCGCGCGATGGAGTCGCCGACCAGCGTCGCCGGGAGGTTCATGGCCTCGCGGTAGAGGCTGTTGGTCATGAGCATCTTGCCGATGGGGCGGCGGCGGCCGTCCATCGCCTGGAAGCCCTTCACGAACGCGCCCGGCGTGAACGCGCTGACGTTCGAGCGCTGGTTGGCCGCGTTGCGGTTCACCAGGGTCAGGCACGTGCGGCGGAAGTACAGGTCCTCCTGATCGGCGAGGTCCTTCACGCTGTTGTCCGCGAGGATCTTGCGGATGTCGTTCTGATACGACATCAGCTTGAACTTCGACTTCGTGAAGAGGTCGCTCTGGGTCTTGCCGAAGTAGACCACGTAGCGCTTGCCTCGGAACCAGCGCGCGCGCGGCGTGCCGTCGAACTGCACGTACGTCGCCGCGCTGTCCGGCTCCTTCTCGACGATCTTGCGGGGCTCGTCGCTGTCGACGTCCCGATCGATCTCGTCGTCCTGGAGCGGCTGCGGCGGCAGCACCATGCGCACGGCCGCTTCCTGGCGGACGATGCTGCGGATGAACGCCGTGCCGGCTTCTTCCGCGAGCTTGGTGTTGCCAGAGCCGAGCATGCTCACGAACTTCTGGTTCAAAGCACTCGCGTTCTGCTGAACGGTTTCCGTGTTGTACATCGTCGTCGTCTCCCGATCTCGGTGAAGAGGTTAGTGGTAGTGAGATCAGCCTCGGAGACCGAACATCACGTGCAGGATGCCGTTCTGGAGGCCACGGTTCCCCACGTAGCCGACCACCTGAAGCGCGCTCACGGGGTTGGTCTTCGCCTCGAACTTGCCCGCGTTCACCACGAGCGGCGCGCCCGGCGGGAACGTGACCCCGTTGAACTGGTCCGTCAGGCACTCCAGGACGCCCGCCAGCACGACGAGCTTGCCCAGGTACGCGCCGTCGAAGTCGTCGTCGCCGCCGTGCACGAGGCCCGTCGGGATCGGAAGGGCCGCAGCGAGGTCCGGGGACGTCGCGAGACCCCAGTACCCGTTGGCGTTGAGGGTCACCACCATGCCCGGAACGATGGTGCCGGGCTGCGGGGTGCCCTGGCTGTCCGGCGTGGTCACGCCGGTTCCGGCGTCGATCGCGGTGGCCGCCTCCTGCGCCAGAACGTCCGAGATCCAGAGCGCGGCGTAGGCGCCCGGGTTCGGCTGGGCGGAGATCAGGTCGTAGTTCGAGTTGAGCTTCATGTCACTACCTCGTTGGGGATGTTAAGCGCCGCACAACGCTGCGGCGCGGGACAGCGCGTCAGTCGTTGTAGGTCCCGTTGAGGATCGTGTCCTCGAACGCGTCCCAGGCGAGCTTCGTGGCCTCTGCCGAGTCCGTGGGCGCGGCGCCGGGAGTGCGCGTGCCGCTGGGCGAACCGAGCGGCGTAGGCCGCTCGGGCGCGGCGGTCTTGAGCATCCGGCCGAACACCGTCTGCAGCTCTTGGTCATCGGCCGCCGAGAGCTTCTCCTGCACCGCAGCAGGGAGATCCTCTCCGGTCTGCTGGTGATACAGCTCCCGCAGCATCTCCGCGCTGCTGGCGCGCTTCTCTTCGGGCACCGTCGGCGAGGGCGTCGCGGCGGGGCGCGCGTCGAAGTCTTCGGCGAGCAGTTCGAGAGCGGAGGCGATCTTGTTGAGCGCGGTGGTCATGGCGACGAGATCCGTTCGTGAAGGAGTGTAAGGCCCCGCACGGCGCGTAGCGCGAGGGCGGACTTCTCGAAAAGCTGGACAGCGCGCGTGTTTTCGACACAACGCACCGCGTGCGCGAGCTTGCGCAGGGGCGCTCCGGGCCTCTCGTCGTCTTCGGGAAACACCGAGTCCGGGAGGCTCGGCGGCGCGGAGCGAAAGCCTGCCGTCTTTACGGCGTTCAGGCTGGCCCACGAAATCTCCGGGTCCGGCAGCGCGCGCAGCGCTCCCGCCACTGCTCGGACTTGCCCGGAAACGGAGTCCGGCAAGGCAGAGGCGGTCTTGGTCGTCTGCTCGGGCGCCCGAGGGAGGGTGCGCAAGACTTCATCGAGCGTCGGCATCTACGGCTCCACGAGGTGACGGCGAAGGACGGGGTCGAAGGCAGAGGCTTCGGAGGCATGCTTCGCTGCTCCGAGGCACTCCCTGGCGTCGCGAAAGTACTCCGCGACCTTCGGGGAGACGGCATCGAACGCCGCCTTGCGCAGGTCGCGATGCGCCTCGATCAGCGCTCGGCGGCGGTCGTCGTTCATCCCGCGCTCACCAAGAGCTTGCCGATCTCGTAGCCGTGGGCGTAGTGCTCGGCGGCCTTGACCTGGACGGCCTGCTCCAGCTCGGCGGCTTCGCGGTCTTCCGCTTCCTTGAGCTGCATGTCTTCCGACTGGGCCGCGCGCTCGACGCGCGCCAGGAACGCGCGGGGGTTCTCCTGCGCCTCCTTGACGAGCGCGACCATCTCGGGGTCCAGGTCTCCCGCGCCGGCCGTCTTCTCGCCGACCTGCGCCGCGAGCTTCTCCGCGACCTTCTCGTACATCCCGAGCTGCGCCATGAAGCCGTCGGCGATGGCTGCGCCGTAGAGGTTCGCCATCTTCAGGGAGCCCTCCTGATCCTGCGCCGCGAGGTCCGAGGCGAGCTTGTCGAAGATGGGCGCCGCAGCGCCAGCGGGGGACGCGGCGCTCGCCGTCTTGGTCTGCGTGACCGCCGCGACGGCGTCGGCGACGGCGCTCGCCGCCTTGGTCGAGGGCTTGGCTCCCGAGGGCTGGGCCTGGGTGCTGGCGGTCTTCGGCATCTGCTTGTTGAGCATATCGTCGAGGTTCATGGTGGGCTCTCCAGCTGTAGGTTAGTCAGCGCCAAACGAGGCGGCTGATGTTTTCGACGAGGCGCGCGACGTTCAAGCCAGGGGCTTCTTGGACGTCGTGAGCCTCGATCTCCGCGCCCGACACGAGCGTGGCGACCTTTTGATGCAGCGGCGTTGTCTCCAGCCACTGTGCATACGCTGCGCCGTTTTCGCGCGCGACCTTTTTGAGCAGGGCGTTGTAGTCGGGGGCGCCGACGCGCTCGATCAGATCGAACGCCGCCTTGTGCACGACGTCGGCCCGAGAGGGGCGGTCGTACCCTGAGACCTTCACGAATTCGGTACCGCCTGAAACGGGTAGGCCCTGATCCGTGACGTAGCGATTGTATCGATGGGGGCGAAACTGCTTTCGCAGCGCGCGCTGGGTGGCGTATCCGGCAGCGAGCCCGATCGGTAGCGACCACACGCCGCTACCTGGACCGAGCGCCGCGCGCAGGCCCCCAGCGTACAAGGCGCCGAGCAACGCGGTTGAGCCGAGCTGCGCTTTGGCATCTTCGTTGTGCGCCGCCATCGCGGCGCCCCGTGTCGTTTGGTACTGAGTCCCCGTGTAGGGGTCCGACAGCGACAGCACGTCCGTCTTCGCCGGCTCGGTCGCGCGGTAGTGCGCCCCAGGGCCAATCGGAAGCTGGAACAAGTCCGTGGGGCTGTACGCCTGCTGCCGGACGTAGTCGTAGATGCCCCCGCGCTTCTCGATCCACGAGGACAACGGACGAGCCACGTCGTCGTTTACGGCGTCAACACGCAACGCGACCAAGGACCCCAGCTTCGTTTCTACGTCGGGGTACCGCGCGATGATCTCCGTCAGCACGGGTTCGAGCGCGACGAGGCGATCGAGGTCCGAGCTGGACGCGGTGACGTTCGCAGCCTTGGCGAACAGGTCGATCACTTCTCCTGTAGCGAGCACCACGCCGTTCGCAGCGAGCGTCGCGAGCGTGCTTGTCACTCCGGCCGTCTTTGCAGTCGCGTACACGGCGGCAGACAGCTGCGGCCACTCTTGCACGATCGACGATGCTTGGACGCCGTAGGCGGTGCCGAGTGCCGCAGCGGTCTTCTCGCAGCGGCTACGGATCTCCACTGCACGCGCCTCGTATGCGCGAAGCTGCTCGCCGAGGTCGGCGCTGTACCGGAAGGCCGTTTCCCCCGCGACCTTCTTGAGCATCCACCCGGTGGGGTCTGCGGGTCGAAACACGAAACTGATATCGAAGAACTTCGGGCTGGGATTGAGGACGGCGACCTTTCTTCCATCAGGAAGAATGCGACGCAGCATCCGCAGGGCGTGTTCGCAGTACTGTGCGCGGGTGGGAGCGCGATGGCCGCAGATGGTGCAGACATCCCAGCGCACGTGGCAACCCATCGAGACCGCAGGGAAGTCGCCATCACCGATTCGCTGCGCGATCTCAGGGTCGCGCCCGTTGACGAGCTTCAGCAGCAGCTCGACGCGGTGCATGTACGGGTTGAGAATCGCCTTGTTGATGTACCCGAGCGACTTCGTGGGGTCTTTGTTGACGTGGTGCTTGTAGATCCCGCCATGCTTTTCGAAGGACGGGTAGTGGTGGCGAAGCGTCTCGGGCTCAGAGATCCAGCCGTCGAGCGCCGCCGTGCACTCTGGGTGGCCACACGCAGCGAGCTCCCCGACCTTGTAGGGGGCGTTCGGGAAGCCGTCTCCGTTGCGGTTGTCGTCGTAGTACTCGTACGCGCCCAGCGCGTTGACGAGGATGTACGAGACGCCGCTCTCGGGCTGGACGGTGGAGAGGAAGTCGTAGAGAGGGGAACGACTCTCGGTGAACGCGCGCTTCTCGATGCTGAGCCCGCCGCGAGCGCCCCTCCACGCCACCAACTGCACCGTGGGCTCCCCGGTCTTGGGGAAGCGGTCGTCCAGCTCTAGAAGCTTGTCCATCGCGATGGAAAGATACGACTGCTGGGCGCCTCTGCGCTAGCGACGGCGACCCGCGTTCGCGCGCGCGGCTGCGGCGGTCTGTGCTTTCATCAACTTCAGGCGAGCTGCGTGCAGCTCCGCGTCTCTTGCGATCTCTGTTGCCGTTCGCTTTGTGTCGCGCATTTCGTTTTGCAGCTGACCCGCCCCATGCCCGAGCATCGCGCCCATCGCGACCCCAGGGAGGCCGAAGCGCAAAGCGCCGCGCGTACGGTTTTCATCGTCTGCGTAGGCGCCGAATGCCCCGCCTGCGAGGCCGCCTCCCACTGCACCGACGGCGGCCGGATGCGCCTTCAGCGCGGCCAGAAGCTGGGCGCCGTAGCTCGCGCTCTTCTGAAAACGCGAGAGATCACGCAGAGCGGCCTCTGCGTTGAGGTCGCGCAGGAACTCCAGCTCGTGAACGGTGTACGCACCGTCTTCGGCCAGTTTGTCGATCGTCGTGTCTACGACGGCAGCGCCGACGAGGGACGCGACGAAGGCCTCACGGGTGGAGCGATCTTCGCTGAGCTTGGTTCCCGCGTCGTTCGTCGCCCATGTGTGCAGCGCGATCTTCGCGAGACCGTCGAGCAGAGTTGGGCCCTGCTGCGCCGCAGCGGTCTTGATGGCCGTCCACTGTGCGCGCAGCTCGCGCGTCTTTACGGCGTTACTTGTCACCGTGCAGCTCCTTGTACGCCGCGAGGCCATCGCGAATGATGGCTTGATTGACTTGATCCACGGCGAGCTTCACCGACAACGCCTTGACGACGTCGGGGAGGGTGGCGGAGGAAGGCGGATAGCCTCCGTTTTGGTGGATCACCTCGAAGGCCAGCTTCGACCAGCCGTGCGTGCGCAGGGCCGCGCGAAGGCTCGGGGAGATGAGTTTGTCGATGTTCACGGCGTGCCTCGTCCCTTCGCGTTCTGAATGAACTTCTCCGTCTCGGTCATCATGCGGATCGTCGCGAAGTCCGGCCCGGTGTTGTGCATGCCGGACATCGTGGCTTGGCGGAGAAACGTGCGCGTAGCCATCGGGTTGCGAGCCACAGACGGCGCGAAGGTCTTGAGGGTCTTGAAGGTCTCTGCGAAGCCCTGTGGGTTCTCTTGGTGCGCCTGTTGAAGCATCTCGTCGCCGTCGATCGCCGCCTGAAACGCGGCTTGATGCTTCGGTTCATCGTAGAGCTTCTTCTTCAGCACCTTGTGAACCGCGTCGATGGGGTCTCCGACGAACTTCTGCGCCAACTGGTTGGCCAAAGAGTTCGCCATCGCTCCCTGCATCGTGGGATACACCATGGTATCCGCTCCGATCTTTTCTTCGGCAAATGCGTCGTAGCTGGCGTAGACCGACATTGGAGGCATGGGGTACGCCATGTTCATCTGTGCGTTGCGCATGTAATCCCTCATTCGCGCGTCTTGTTCTCCAGCGGCTGGACCGCCGCGCAGCATAGATACGCCCATGGCGCCGCCGCCAGCGGCTAGCGCGAGTGGGGTGGCATTTTGCGCGAGCCAGCTTTGCTGCGTGGGCGGGTTTACGGCGTTTGGGGCGCTTGCAGAAGGGGCGTTACCGCTTGGAATGGGCCCTTGCGGGGCCTGCGCCTGGGGGTAGGCTTGAGGCCTGGGCGCAGCTTGCTGCGCGTGCGGACTCGGCGCCGGGCGCGTGGGTGCGGCAGCGGGTGCGCTCGGCTGCGCAGCGGGGGTCTGGTGGTGCGCGGGCACAGCATGTCCCTGCGCTTGCAGGTACTGCGCGGGCGTCATCTTCGAGTAGTCGACGGGGGTGGGGAGCCCGTGCTGTCCCGTGACCTTTGCCGCTTCCTGGATCTGTTGGAATTTGGCTGCGGCTTGGTCAGCGGCGCGGGTCGCGCCGTATTCGCTCTTCGCGCCGGCCACGGCTCCACGAATCTGGTCGCTGGCTCGCGCGAAGAATCCTTGATTCCTGCCGCCGACGCTGACGCCCATCGGCAAGGGCTGCACGACCCCCTTCACCACGTTCATCGGCAGCTCGCCATGCGCGTGAAGGGTATTGACGGCCCCCTGCAGCGCTGCGCGCGACTTCTGGTTGTGCGCTACTTGCGACGCGCCTTGCCGCAGGCCACGCAGTCCCGCGCCCATCTGCTGAAGGATTCCCGCGTTCTTCTCCAACGCGGCTCCGACGTGATCGAGGATCTCCGCTTCCAGCTTACCCATGGCGCACGACCTTCTTGAGCCCCGCGATCTTGGCCGCGACAGCTTCCTGTTGCGCGACGAGCGCCTTGAACGTTGTGCGGACGTCCAAGGCGATCTTCAGGCGCGCGGTGAGAGCGTCCGGCACCCCCACCCATGTGTGCTGCAGCGACGCGAGCTTCGCTGAAACCTCAGCTTCGTCCGCACCGTTGCCCAGCGCACTCAAGCGGCAACGATGGCGCACCGCGTTGAGTTCGGGTAGCACGTCCGCGCCAAACAGCGCCACGGCGTTCTTCTCGAAGTCGTCGTGATTCCAGTTTTGGAATCGCGACTGAGCCGCGATGCCGTCGAGCGCGTCATCCCACGCGAAGTTCAAGGCGTGCCGCTCCACGGCCAGATCCGCAGCGAGCTTCTCAGCACGGCGCAGCTCCACGAGGGGCGAGCGCCGAGGGCTCAAGTAGCCGTTGATCTCGCCTTCGAGAGCCGCGACTTTCTCCCGAGCAAAGAGCGACGCGTCTACGGGCGGCGCGTACTCGTTCGGAAGGTCGGGGTATTCGGCCGCTGCTTGCTTGGTGTGCGCGGCGGTGACCGCTTGATGAAGACTGGAGATCACCGCTTCGGGATCCGACAGCTCGAAGTTGGGGGTTCGATCGTCCTCTCCCTTCAGCGCGGCGTGCTTCTGCTCGAACGCTTTCGTGTTCGCGCTGCGGCAGAGGCGCCGAATCTGTTCGGGGTTGAGGCCGTTGTCGCGCGCCGTCTTCGTGGCCAGCTCATTGAGCGGGGCCCCGTTCTGCTCGCGGCCAGCCCAGAAAGCACGAGCGATAGCGGTCGCCTCGCGGTCGAAGTCGGTGGAGTCCCATTGTGCCATCGGCGTGCCTCAAAGGTAGGGGGCGCTCAGCCCTTCAGAATCTCTTCGCGAGTCGTACCGAGCTCTTCGGGGGTCTTCGTAGAGCTCTTACTCGTCAGGGCGAACTCCAGCGTGGAAAGTGCGTCGGAGATTCGGTTGGCGGACGACGAGGCCTTGATCGCCGTTGCGGTCGCCGCTGCTGCACGGCCCCATTTGAACGACTCTTGTGCGACTTTGCTGGTGATGGGTTTCCCCCGATGCTCGAACGCGCGGCTGTGGGCCTCTCCCATCATGTCTTCCAGCACCGTTTGGGCATCAGGTGCCGTACGCGGCGTCAGTCTGTACCTGTCGAGCAGCCGCGCTCCGCCTTCGATGAGCGCGAGTTCGTAGACTTCCCGCTCAGCTTTCGTGAGGCGAAGGTGCTGTACGTAGTTGCGGATCTCGAAGACGTTCGCGAAGACGGATCGATCGAAGAACAGCGTTCGATAAACGGCGTAAACACCGGGTTTCAGCTCCAACGCTGCTTCGACTTCAGCCTCTTTTGCGACGCACAAGCTGAGTGCATCTAGCACATGGTGGTCAGCGGAACGGAAGATCGCATACGCGCTCGCAACGACTGGATCGTCCGTCTGTCCTCGCAGAATACGAAAGAGTGCGAGGGAGAGAGGGTCTGACGGGGGTTCGACGCCGGTCTGCTCCGCGAGCGCCGCGATCTTTTCGTACTTGTGGCTTGGCGCGACAGCGGGCTGCATGGTCTCACTGATTATGCCGACCGCGCTCCAGCAGGCAACAGCTGATCGCCGTATTGCTCCAACGACAGCACAGCGTCGCCCAGCATTCGGAACACGTCCCGCACGACTTGTTCCAGCGATGTGAAGGCCTCTTCGCCGATCCGCTCGCGGATCTGCTTGCTCTTGACGTAGAGCAGCAGGAGCGTGCGGCCCAGCCGATCGAGCGCGTTGTCCAGGGAGGGGGTGTAGTTCTGGAGCAAGTCTCGGATGCTTCGAACATTCGCCAGCGAGGCGACGGCCGAAGCGTCGAAGACCCCCGCCTGATCCAGCTCCATCGCTTGATCGAGGAACTGAGGTGCGACCTGCTCGGCGAAGAGCGCGGGGTTGGGCTCCTTCGGCATCACCGGCTGCGGCGGCGGAGGCGGGGGTTCGCCCTGCATCGCCATCGCGTTCGGATCGCCGCCCTGGGGGGCCATCGCGTTCGGGTCGCCACCCTGGGGAGCCATGGCGTTCGGATCGCTGCCCTGCGGCATTCCACCGCCAGCGGGAGGCGCCTGGGGGCTCATTCCAGGCACGGGAGCCATCGCGGGCTGTCCCATGACGTCTTGCGCCGGTCCAGCCATCATGCCAGCTGCGCCTTGGGGCGCGGCCATCGCTCCGCCGCCTTGATCGATGCCCTGCGCCCTTCCCTGAAGCTCGCCGAGCATCTGTTCCATCTGCTCCAGCGCCGCGCGCTGCGCCTGGATCATCTGAAGCTTTTCGGAGATCGCGAGGTCGATTCCCGTTGGCGGGGGCGGGGGCGGCGCCTGCATCGCGGCCATCGCGTTCGGATCCATCGGAGTCATTCCGTTTGGATCCTGTCCTTCGGCCGCCGCCGCCGCCGTCTTCGGCGTGATCCAGGCTCGGACAGTGAGGCCGTTCGCGACGGCTTCGACCACGCGCGAGGCGTCGGGAACGGATACGCCGTACACGTTGGCGACCTTGACGACGGCTTCCAGCGCAGAGAGCTTCTCGCGGCGCTCGCCGACGCGAAACCCGTCGTGATCCCGTGCGACCTTGATGCGGGCTGCGCCGGTCTTTTCGATCTTCGCTTCGATCGACCTTCCGATCAGCTCCGGGCGCGCCAGCACGTCTCGATCCGACAGGTCTTCCTTGATGGGGAACCAGCGATAGCTCTGGGGGAAGACCATGATGGGTTGATTCACGGGTCGGACGATCTTCGAGCCGGTCATCTTCTTGGAGATCACGGCCGTCATGTCGTAGCCCGCGACGAAAGACACCATGTCGCCGCGCGACGTGGGCTTCTCCGCGAAGAAAGGCTCCGTCGCGCGCAGCGTGAGGTTGTCGGCGGAGATCAGGACGCCCCGCTGCTTGCCTTGCGGCGTCTCGCGGGTCATCGACTTGAGCATCGACGTGACTGAGTCGAACGACTCATTCGTCACGGGCTCCGCCACGAGTTCGGACACGCAGCCGCCGCGCCCATCCGGGAGAAGCACGAGGTAGCGCTTCCCCGTGGAGTACGGGGACGGCACGTCGTTGACTTCGCGGCGGCTGTAGTCCCCTGACACCATCTCCTGGTGATCCGTTCGGGGGCGCGCGACCTGGACGGGTTGCGGAATGATCAACGCCTTGGTGTTGGTTCCGTCTGAGAGGTAGATGCGATAGATGCCAGGGGCTTCCGGCGCCGTCAGCGCGAGCGCCTCTTCGTCTTCGACGGTGATGCCGTTGAGGGGCGCGGTTCTACGGTCTTTGACGTAGAACCCGTGCGTACGCAGCGCCTTGTAGGCTTCGGGCATGTCGCCCGGCGCGAGCTCCTTGCGGATCTCCTGTAGGGGCATGCCCGCGACTGCGAGGTAGACGTCGTGCTTGAGGGGGACTTCCTTGCGGAAGTCTGCGGCCGTCTTCGCGTGTGGCGCTTCGATGAGGGTGAACGCGTCGCGAAGAACGCCAGCGCTGTAGATCTCCGCCATCTTGCGCAAGTAGCGGGGACGCTTCGCCAGCCACGTCGCGTACGCCGTCTTGATGGTGTTCGGCATACGCCGCACCACCTCAGGGAAGACGAGGGGCATGTCGTCAGCCGCGCGCTTCTCGTTGTCGTTCGCCGCGCGGTAGACGTTCCACAGTTCATCGTCGCTGATCGACGCAGCGTCGAACTCCGACGCGTAGCTGTAGCGGCCTGTCGTGGGCGGCACGACGACGTTGCGGATGTCCACGTCGGTGTTCAGGTCCTTGGGCGGCTCGATGCCGCGACCCAAGGCGCTGACGCCCCCCGACGTAGCCTTCTCGATCCACTCCGGGGTGAGCGGATAGAAGCGGTCCTTCGATCGCACGTAGACCATGTCCAACGGCTTTACGGCGTTGTCCGCGATCACCGCCGGGACGAACAGCACTTCGGCGGCGCGCTTGAGGATGAACGCTCCCACGCCTTCGCCGCTCTGCGCGTCCGTGGCAAGGACGCGAAAGGACACGAGATCGCCGTACAGCTCGGGATGCGTCTTCTGGAAGGCGCGGTACGCGAGGTCCGAAAAGCCCTTCGAGAAAAGCTCCTCCTCGTCCTCAGGACTTGAGGGCTGCGCGAAGCCCTGCGTCCGTGGTGACTGCGAGAGCGGGAAGCCGTTCATGGTCATCGTCTGTGTCTCCTCAAAAGGCGAACGCCTGTTGCCGAAGTATACGGCAACAGGCGTTCTACACCTCAGCGCAGCGATGTGCGAGATGCGCTCAGCTTCCGAGCAGATGCTGAACGTAGCCTTCGCGCATGTCTTCGGGCATGCCCGCGATGGCCAGGATGTGCGCGCGCTTCTCGGTCTGGGGCATGGTCAGCGGGAGCTTGCCGCCCCACTGCGCGGCTGCGGTCTTGACCGCCTCGTTGAAGCTCGCGCTCTTGGTCTCGCGCGCGGGCGTCGTGTCGGGGTTGAGCTTCTCCGGGCCCTTCGGAGCGTCCATCGACGCTCCGACGTGGCCCACGTTCGGCAGATCGGTCTTGCCGGGGCCCTTGAGGTACTCCTCGGGCTTGCGGTTCTCCATGTCGAGCTCCGCGTTGGCGTTGTCCTTCGCCGCGTCCTCCGGGGTGTTCTCCCCAACGGCGTTCAGCGACCCGTCCGCCGCCGCCTTCAGAACCGACAGGAGTTCCGCTTCCTTCGCGGATTCGTCCTTGGCTTTGTGCGCTGCGTGCATCGCGGCGGCCCCACCGACCGCGCCCACCGCCGCGCCCGCTGCTGCAGCCGGACCGTGCTTCTTCGTTGCCTTGGCGATGGCGCTGCCCGCGTCCTTCGCCTTGTCCTTGGCCTTGGCGGCGACGTCGCTGATGGCGCCCTTCGCCTTGTTCGTCGCGCCACGCACGGCGCTGCGCGCGCTTCGCGCTCCGCCCTTCAGGCTCTTCACCACGCTCGACATGGCTGCGACCTTCGGATCCGGGTCCACGCCTTCGCCATCCTCGGGCATGCCCGGGTCTTCGTCGCCGGCTCCGCCTTCATCTCCGCCATCGAGCAGGCCGTGCTCCATGAGCACCTGCTCGATCGCGGCGACCAGCGCCGGATCGGGCTCCGCGCCGTGCGCCTGCTGCGCGTCCATGACGCCGCCGAGCATCCCGTCGAGCTCCTCGGCGGTCTTCACGTTCTGGAGGATGTGGAGCATCACGTCGTTGCCCGGGGCTCCGCCTTCGACGAGAGCCGCCGAAGCGAGCACCGTCTTCGCCGTCACCTCCGCGCCACGCTGCGCGAGGCCCTGCACGAAGGTGGCGGCGCGCGCCACCTTCTCGGAGGCCTGCTTGTCCAGGTGCGTCAGGCTGTTGTTGATCGCGGGGCCCTTGGGCGCCATCGGGTGCGGCATCTGGCGCCCCTGCACGCCGCCCTCGGGCATGTCGGTGTTGCCCATCCCGACGAGGTACTGGAGCGAGCTGCGGTTCTTCTGGTCGAGCGCCGCGATGGCGTTCGTCGCGGCGGCGCTCTCGGGCGTGTTCGAACCCGTGCCGTTGAGTGACGCCTCCTCGGCGGTCTTGGCCATCATGAACGCGGCGATTTTCATCGCGCGCGTCTCCAGCGGCACGTGTGCCGCCTGCTTGGACATCGCCTGGGTCGAGGCGGTTGGCCCCATCCCCTGCTGGACGGCGCTTGCCGACGCGTCGAGGAGCCACTGCCCCATCTTGATGTACGTGTCGTTGGGGAGCGGGGCTTCGAGGATCGCGGGCAGACCGAGGTCGGCGCTGATCTTGTCGAAGACGCCGATGGCGAGATCGTCGTTCGCGAAGGGGGCCATGTGTCCGGCGTCAGCCATGCCGTCGGAGAGGCCCTTGAGGAGGGTGCGGGTGAACAGCGTCGTGGTCATTTCTTGGCTCCAGTGCGTAGTTTAGGGGGAGACGGGAGTGTCGTCGCCCCCCAGGATGGGTGAGTTGCTCTTCCAGGCCCGCGCAAGATGGCGGGGCACATTTAGTTCTACGTCGGCCGGGGCGGGCGGCGGCAGGGGCTTTGGGTCGAGCTTAGAGCCCGCGTAGCGCGCGGCGGCCTGAGCGGCTCCCTGCAACGGAATTCCAAGTAGGCCAAGTCGCGCAGTGAAAGGCGCAGCAGCGATACCTGACAGGGCATGCGCTACATCTCCTTTTCGTGTTGCGGGGTCTCCGTGATACAGGACGTTTCCAAGCTCCAAGGCGGGCAAACCCATGGAAAGGCCTCGAATTAGCGGGTGAACCTTGGGGTCGTAATAGAAGCCTTTGGCGTGACCTCCAAGGGTTCGCAGGATGCTGCCGGTTCGCTTGTACCGATCCGCGAGCTGTTTGCGCACGGTGAGGGGGCTCCCAAACACCGCTTCACGCCCGAATTCGGCTACGTGCTTGCCGAAAGTCTTGGCTTTGTTGAGCGCTCCGGGCGCGGAGGGCGCGATCTGATGCTCGCGAAACAGATCTTTGAGGCCATAACGCCCTAGCACACGCGTCCGTGCGGCCGTCTTTACGGCGTTCAAGCGCGCCTCGAAGTTAGAATGCACCGCCGGCTCCATGGTGTAGCTCCGCGCCAAAAGCATACGCAGGGACGGGATGAGTGCTGTGAATATCGGCGAGGTCCCCGAAGTGTGCAGCTTCTTGAATCGTGCTCTTCAAGTAGCGGTGCGCGAGACGCGCCATCCAGTCCTTTTCCAACAGCGGATTCATCGTGAAGGGCTTCATGACGAACTCCACAGGGGGCATGCTGCGATTGACGTAGACCTCCGTCACACCGTGGCCTCGAAGTTCCTTCACGAGCGAGGGCGTGACGGGCGTACCGACGGTATGGTGCAGCACTTCTTGCCCGAGCCGTTGTCCGACGGCGTCGGCGATTGGAACACGTGTAGCGCTCGCGTGGTACGCGTCGCGGAACGCGTTGTAATTGATGACGTCGCCCTTGAGCAGCTCAGGGTGATGGGGATCGGCGTCGAGCAACTTCACGTGGTTGATCTCGCTTTTCGCAAGCAACTCCAGGTGCCGTCGATCGAGATTGATGCCTTCACTCTTGTACAAGTGGTGCAGCGCGTCGACGAAGTGCGCGCGCCCCGCTCCGATGCCCTTGTAGCCTACGACCTTGGCGGGATGCGGGACGCCGTCCGTCAACGCGTCACCGCGCTCTACAACGTCACCCACTTTGGTCCGCAGCGTCAAGTCGGGGCTCACGTAGATCTTCTTCGTGCCGAGGTAGAGGTACTGCCCACCCTGCGGGGCCTTCTCGATCTTCGTCACGGACCCATGCTCCGGCGCGAGCACCGCTTCGTGGCGGAACGCTGCAGGGACCTCCAGTAGTTGGCGGACGCCCTTGAGCCCCGTCGGAGACTTGTCTGTCGCTTTCACGGTGAGCGTTCCGTGCCTGGACGACAACGCCATCTGCGTCAAAGGCTCGGCCATCGCTTGGGCGGCGCGAACACCCACTGTCATGCCAATGGAGTGAGGCTGGCCCTTCTCGTTGTGGCCCTGGCACCTCTGGCAGACGCCGTGTTGCGCCGTACACGTCATCGGGGATCGCACGAGAAGGGTGTTTACGCCGTTGATCTTCAGCTGTTGTACAAGCTGCGGCGTTACGAGCGTGTTTCGTGGCAAGCCGTGATCCGCCTGCGTGTAGCGATCGAGGACGTGTCCGTCGTCGATCGTCATCTTTACGCCGTTCATCGTGCCGCAATCCTGTGTCGTCACGACCTTCGAGATCATGTTGGCGACGAGGACTTTGGCCATCTCTCCTGGTTCGGAGACGGAGATTCGAGCCTTGACCTCGTTCTCTCGAATCTCGGGCCCAGTCATCCAGTACTGCGCGGGGGTCAACCCTTCGGAATACGAACGGTCGATCAACTGATGCAGTACGCCGTGCTTCGGATGGACCGTCGCCAGCGGGGTGGCGACGATTTTCATGAGCTGGGCGGGATTTCCACGCGCGCCCGAGAGCGCCATGTGCGTCATTGACCCCGGGTGCTGCTTCGTGTGCGCGAGGAGCTTTTCCTGCGTCTCCACGATCACGCGTTCACGCGCTGCTGAATCCTTCAGCTTCTCCAGCTTTGCGAGCGCAGGCTGAACGATCGCGTCACGGGCGGCGTAGTCGGGTTCGATGTCGTCGAGGCCGACCGAGATGCCTTCGAGCGTCGCGATCTCGTCGCCTCGGCGCTTCAGCGCGAGCACCGTCGAGACGTACTTTTGCGGATCCGCTTTCGCGAGACCCACGACGTGGTCGTGTAACGCCTTGTTCGTGAGTTGCCCGGTGATTTTGTATCCGGCGGGCATCACGTCATTGATCAGGAATTGTCCGACAGTCGTGGGCATGAAGGCACCAGAGCCGCGCGCGGGTTAAAGGGAGTGAGGGGGGGACTTTAGCCCTGTTCCTCCGGGGGCTTGAGGTACTTGCGCGTCGCCAAGTGCCCCCCGACGCCACTTCCAAGGAGGGTCAGCGCCCCATTGAGGCCGTGAACGGCGCCCCTATTCATGCCGAGCCCCTTTCCGATGACTGCGCCTGCGGCGCCTCCGACCATCCCTCCGGCCATGGTCCCCCCGAGCATGCGCACCGCGCCTTGAAAAGGTTCGTTGTACCCGTGGAGAGACCCACGGTGAACGCCCTGCGCGGTGTTGCCGAAGGGGATGAAACCCATACCGATTGTTCGCGCGATACCTTCGGCGTCGTCAGCAGTGATACCGAGCGTGTCTGCGTCGCTCGCCTGCTTCTGGCCACCTGCTTGTCCTGCGCCAAACGCGCGACCGGCGCCGTACGCTCCAGCGCCCACCGCAGCGGTGGCCCCCAGCGCCTTCCCCGCAGCAGGGAGACCCCCCGCGCGTTGGAAGCTCTTGGCGCCGGAGGCGATGCCTTTGCCGACGTTCTGCATCATGCTGCCGCCGCCGTGTTGATAGGCCTTCATGCCGCCGCTCAGCGCGCGCGACCCGGCGCGGCCCAGCGTTGCGAGCACCCCCGCAGCGGCTGCCTTCTCCAGGCCGTAGAAGGCCAGCGTCTTCTGCACGCCGCGCACTTGTGCTTCGGCGTAGGCTTCATTCGAGATCATCAGACTCCTCCGTACGAAAGGCCGCGACTCAGCCCGTTACGGTCTCCGGGTTCGTTCGGCGTTCCCATCGAGGGACCCCAAATGGGGTCCCCGGTGCGCTTCGCGGCCACAGGTTCGTCCCCGTAGCCGAAGTTGCTCTCGGCGAACAGCTTCGCCAACGCCTCGATGGGCTCGCCCGATTCATCAAGCAGCGCGTACTTCTCCGCCACCTTTCGAATCGCTCGCGCGCGGGCCTCGCTGGCGACCTTCAGCTTCGCGGCGTCGCCAAAGCCCTTGGTTACGCCGTAAAAGCCGGGCTCCCGCTCGAAGTGGAATCCGCGCTGGCGCTTCTTCAGGCGCGTCGTGATGCCGCGCGCTACGTCCTGCAGGTTAGGCATTAGCACTCACTCCGAAGGTAGCGGCGCATGTCGTCGGCGTGCTGCTGATCCGCGAGAGCCCCGTTCTGCGCCATGGCGTTCAGCGCGACATCGTCTTCGGTGTTGCGGAACAGTTCAGACCACAGCGCGACCGACGCTTGTTCCATCGCCAGGAGGGCTTCGAAGACGGCGCGCGGCTGGTTCAGAGGCACGGAGGGCACAGGGTCGACGCTGACGACGGCGTCTCCGCCGAGCGCAGTGATCTTCTTGTTGAGCTGGTAAATCGTGTCCCGCTCTTCCTTGATGTGTTCTTGGAAGTGCTCGTAGACACCGTCACGACCAAAGGCGCGCAGCTGATCCCCGTACGAGATGTACGCGAGGAGCAATGCGTACTTCTTCGTCAGGATCGATTGAAGGCACGCGAGGTGTTCGGCGCCGTCCTTCTCGGGGGCCTGAGGGCTTTTGCTCAGCAGCTCATTCAAGAAGTCGAACATCGGGGTCCTCGTCGTCACCTTCGCCCGTCAGCAGCTCCGGCGGGAAATAGGATAGCGCTTCGTCGGGCTCCACGGGATAGAACGAGGCATGGAGAGGGTCGCCTTCGCCGTATCCATCATACAGCTCTTCGCTTTCGGCGCGCTTTTCATTCTCGATCTCGATGGAGTCCGACAGCTTGAGCTCGCCTCGGCGGTACGCACCGAGAGCCTCTTCGCGCGTTTTGAACGTGCGGACAGGTCCCGTCGGCGTCACGTGCTTGGCCGCGAGCGTGAACGCGATGATGGCTTCGTGCTGTGGGAACACCATCAAGCGGTTTCGCTGCTGATCGCTGAGCAACATGTTGCTCAACGTCATCTGCTTCGCGTCTTGAACTGATTCAGCTCCGATCGGGAAGTGAACCTGCAGGGTGTCTCCGTCGTAGTCGAGGTTCATTCCCTTCTCGGCGAAGGCCGAGACGCGGATCGTCTTGCCGGGCACGGGCTTCGCGTAGGCTGCGACGATGGACCCTCGGTGGAGCGTCGGGGCGCGGTTGATGATCGCGGGGCGCTCGCGCGTCTCTGCGAGCATGGCGTCACGTGCGGCGGGAGCCCGATTGTTCACGAGCTCGCGGGCAGCGAGCGCGGGGTAGCCCGTTCGGATCAGGCGCGCGACGATGAGCTTGTCGAGCGACTGCCACAACATCGGTTCGGGGATGCCGACCTCGTCCATGCCGAGGTTTGAATCGGGCACAGCGGTTCCGCGCCCCGACACATCCTGCGTGCGGCGCATGAGCTTACGCTGAAAAAAGCCGCCTTTGGGCGTACCGACGCCTGCGACGGTCGCCAGCATCCCCTTGACCTTCTGCTGCTGAAGCTTCGGGTCCCGTGGAAGCGCCGTTCCGTACAGCTCCTCAACCTTCTCGTAGAGGTCCTGGCGGTGCTTGCCGCGATCGGATTCAACAGCCGTCGTTCGCAGCGTCTTATCGGAGTCGAAGAGCTGTCCGTACAGCTTGTTCGCGTCCGCCACCATGAGCTGCGAGGGGTCACGAACTCCGGGCTGAATCGGGCGGAACATCGGCGGAATGACGGGGACGTTCTGCATGACGTATGCGTCGCCGGGATTCAGCTTGTGCTTCTGCAGCGCCTCCAAGTACTTGATCTGCTTCACGACGTCGTTGAGCACGGGGCCCTTGGCGTTCTTCAGCTGCTCGCGCAGCTCCCGCAGCTTCGCGGGCACGTCGAGGCGCGACAGCTCAGCACGGAACCACGCACCGCCCTTGTCGCGCAGCGCCTCCCTGAACTTTGGCTCCGTCATGCCGAGGAGGCGCCGAATGGGCTCCTCGAACACGGGGTTAGGCACGGGCTCGTGCAAGACGATGTGGCTGTAGAGCGTGCCTTGCGCGCCTCCGGTCTTGCGCGGGTCAAACAGACCTCCCGTTTCGGGCTTGAGGTCCTTGGCGCGCACGGTTCCGCCGTGATCGATCGCCCCTGCACTTCGCGCGAGGATGTCCTTGTCGGTCATAGGCAGCAGCGCGAACTTCGATCCGCGCTTGTCCACCTTGACTCCGGCGCCTTCGAGGAGCGCGAGAAACTTGTTGAACGCGAACGAAGGCTTGGGCGTAGGCAGGGGGAGCCCCGTCTGCACAGCCTTCCAGTACTCGTCGTTCTTCTGACCCCGTACGGTCGCTGCTTCCCGCAGGAAGTTTCGGGCGTTGTGCGCCAGGAGCGCGTCGAACTCCATCTTGCCGAGGCCCTTGGCGCTCTCATCGCCTCCGGTCTTGAGCGGCTGCTCGTTCAGGTCGTACGGGCCGACGCCGTGCCCGGCGAAGTTGGTGTCCGTGCTCTTGAACAGCTTGTAGATGTACTGCTTCCCGACGAGCACGCCCTTGCCGTCAGCGCCAACGACCTTGCGTTGAAGCAGCGGGTCATAGAGCTCTTCCTTGTCCTTGACGCCGTGCTCTCGCATCAAGTTCCGCGCCCACTTTACGGCGTTATGCCCCGCCGCGTTGTCGTAGACGATGGGTACGCCCGTCTTATCCGCCACCTTGGAGACAGCGGTCTCGATGACCTGCGCGGGATTGATGCGGGAGATGACGCCCGCCGACGTCAGGAGCAGATCGAGGGGGTTCCCCTGCTCGTCACGCAGCATCTCGTGGTCTGGGACGATCTTCGCGACGACGCCCTTGTTGCCGTAGCGCCCTGCGAGCTTGTCGCCAACTTGCATAGCTTCGCGCGTCTGGACCAAGATCGTGATCCGACCGCTCACGCGCACGACGTCAATGACTTCACCGGGCACGCCGTGGTCCCAGACCAGCGCGATGTCCTTGAAGGGCTTCACCAGCGCTTTGCCGATGCGTCCCAGCATCGCGTCGGTGCCGGTGATGGCCTGCCTCATCAGCCCAGCGACGAGGAGATCCTTGGGGTCGAGCTTCGTGCCCTTCTTGATCACGCCGCTGTCGTCGAGCTTGGCGTACATCGACGCGGGGTACTTCGCGCCGTAGTACAGCTGGTGCTTGGCGCGATTGAGCTCGATGCCGCCGCCCAGCTCGAAGATCTCGCGGTACATGTGCTCGCTGGTCAACTTCTGCGAGGCCGCAGCGGAGATCACCACGGCGTCGTTCGAGTTGTACCCGTAGTACGGCAAGTAGCCGACGCGCAGATTCTTGCCGAGCGCGAGGACGCCGTTGCGGGTGTAGTTCGACTCCGCGAGACGCTGCCCCTCTTCGACCTTGTCCCCGGCCTTCACTTCGACGGCGTGGTTCAGAAACGTCTTCGAGGGGAAGGGGAACTTCTTGAAGTAGGGGACTTTGACGAGAGCTGCGTCCCCTGCTGCGCTGCGCTTCTCTGCGTGCGGGCGGATGTATACGAACTGGTCGTCGACCTTCGCCACCGTGCCTCCGATCGAAGCCGTCGGCACGATCATGTGCCCGTACAGCGTCTCGAAGGAGTGGCCGTCCGGGTGATGGGACCTGACTTGAACAAGGGGCGCCTCGCGCTCGACGAGAGGCAACGCTTGCGTGCCCATCTTCGAACCCATGATGGCTCGATTCCCCTGAATCGAGTGAATCATGGGGATCAGCGACGTCGCGGGGGAGTAGAGGTGCTTGACGTGTCCCAGCTGATGCGTCACACGCGACGCGATCACGCGCGTCTGGTGGCCGTCGACGAAAGCGTCGACGAGCCCCCTGAGCTCTTGGTGCGGAAACGCCACGACGTACTTGTTCAAGTCTCCCGCGCGGACGAACTCGTCCTTGTTCGTCTTCACGTTGTGCAGCACCGTGTACAAGTTCCCCTTGTCGTCGCGGTGCGCAGCGATCGTGGCGCGAATGTCCACGCCGGAGTGGTTCGACTCCGGCGTACGGATCGGGTCGAGCGCTCCGAAGTGCGTGTTGTGGATCATGCGCGCGTCCATCGGAATCGCGCGATCCGATGGGATACCGCCCTCGCCCAAGCTCGTGACCTTCACCGCGTGGTCGATGATCTCCATCGGGTTGATGCCCGTGGGCACGCTGGAGAGCGAGGACGTGGTCAAGAACTTTCGAATCGAGTCCGAGAACGGCGCGGGCTTCAACGCATCGCGGATCACGGTCTTGCCCGTCAGCGCCATCTTCGCCTTGGGTGCCCACTGGCGCGCGGTCAGGCGAATGCGCTCCGACACAAAGTCGTCGAGGGCGTGAAAGGTCTTGAACCGCAGCGAGTCCGTGTCGTCGACGGGCGTCTTCCCGGCGTGCACGTCGAGCATCTTCTTCGCGGCGACGAGCAGCGCGTCAGGCGTCACCTTCGAGTGAGGGCCGCCGAGGGTAACTGACGTGACCTCGGGATCGAGCGTCGATTGGTCGTAGCGCTTTCGAATCGCTTCGATCTTCGTCTCGTGCGGCGCCTTCGGATCCATCACCGCAGGATGTTCCAGCTTCGCGTACAACTTGCCGATCGTCTGCACGGTCTGATGCCCGTGCTCTTCTTCGTTGGCGCTTGCGACGCCCGCTCCGAGATGCTTGGCGATCTGGCTGTGCTCCACTCCGAGCCCGCGCAATACGGCGTAAAGAGGAAGGTTCGAAGTCCCGTACTGAAGATGGAACGTCCCCTTGTCGGGGTTGAAGGCGAGGTCGAAATTGCGCCCACGCCCGAGGTTGAAGACGGTCTTCAGCTCGCCATTGTCGGCGCGCTGCGTATACACGCCGGGCTTGCGCCGAAGCTGATTCGCGACTTGATACTCGTTGCCGTCGGCGATCAACGTGTGGCGCGCGGTCAGGTACGGGATGTGCGCCAGCGTGAAGTTCTTCGCTTCGTCGACGACCCGCCCCGAGGAGTCCTTCAGAACCAGCGTCCCCTTGACCGGCTCATTGAGCGAGGAGCCCTTGGTGATCGCGTCGTACTCGTCCGTGGGCCCGAAATTCTGGGCCTGCACGTGGACGTCTTTCAGTTCCAGCGTTCGGCCCTTGAGGTCGAGTGGAAACGCCGAGGTCAGCGCTTGCGTCGTCTTTTCGTGCAGCTTTTGACGCAGCGTTGTCGCGCTCGTCAGAACCGGCGTCAACTCGTTCATCGCAAGCGAATTCTAGCTGCTGAACGCGGTAAAAGCCCATGGTGAGCGCCTTCTGCTCATCAAAGGAGAATCGCCGTGCTCATTCGATCCGTGTTCGTGTTCGTGATCTTCGTTCTCGAACGAAGCATTCGGAGATAGTCCGAACCCAAGGGCGTGCCGCTACAAGCGCGGTACGCCCTTGGGCCGAGCCTTCGTTTCGCTGATAGGCCCTTCGGGCTCTTCCCACGCGATCGTCACGTAGATCTCGCCGCGTTCATTTGAGAACTCGCGTGCTTGGAGCTTCCAGGGCCCCGCTGCTCCTGCGTTGCGCAAGCGGTTGATCAGCGTGATGTACTCGGTGTGCCGCGTGTGCGGGCATACGAAGTCGCCGAGCTCCGGCAGCAGCTCCGGTTGATCCTTCAGCATGTCCTTGCAGCGGGAGCATCCCTGCCAGGGCCGAAAGATCGAGTAGGTTTCGTGCGCGACGCGCAGGCGGCGGGGCTGCTCTTCGGAGGGTTCGGTGAACCCCACGCGTGGGCCCCTCTGGGCCTCTTCCTTCGCTGCTTGCTGCCGATCCATCCAGTCTTCCATCTCAGCCCTGCGCCTTCATCGCGGCAGTTTGGTCCTGCTGCATCTGCTCCAGCAGTTCTTTTGTCATGCAGTACATGACAAAGTCCTCGCCTTTGAGAGAGTCGAGCCGCGAGCGCCGCGTGCCCGCGTCGTACCCCGCCATCTCTTCGGCGATCGGCTGCGCTTTGGCAAGGATCTGCTGTTGGTCGTAGGCCAGCCCCCCTTGGTTTTGCAGGGCCTGCTGCTGTGCTTGCGTCGAGATCGACTGCTGCAGCTTTTGAAGCGCGACGGAGGTCTCTTGTTCCGAGCGCGCGTCGGCGAGCGCGTCTTCGCGCCGCTGCTTGCGCTCGTGGTCGAGGTCGACGTCCAGCATCTCCGCCATGGTGGTGTTGGACAGGAGCTGGCTCTGCCACAGCTGAATCTTGAGCTGCTTGTTTTCGACGTCGTCGATCATCTTGAAGTCGGCGAGACGCATGCGAATCGACGCCCAGGACATGAAGGAGGCGACCTTGCGTTCCACCCATTGCACCAAGGCGTTGAGGTTTTCGATGTGCGTCTGCAGCTGGTTCTCGATCATCCTCAGGGTGATCTCGCCGCGCGTCTGTCCGAGCCCGCCAGAGAGGAATTCCATGGGAACGCCCAGGGACAGCACGATCGACTTCTCGGCCTCCTGAAGCTCGCCCAGCGTGAGAAGGGCGCGACCTTCGCCGCCGATGTTCTGCACACCGACGGGCACGGGTGAAAACTGGATCCGCAGCGGGTCGCGTCGGAAGAGCCGCATGTTGCGCTCCATCTCCGACTTCCACCGATCCAGAGGAATCGTCGTCAGGGGGTCGCCCGCGCCGCTCGCGGCCAGAGGGTGAATGATCCTGAAAGGGGTGATGTGCTCCAGCGCAATCGCCTCGTTCGCGCGACGAAGCACCGCCGTGAACAGGAAGTTCTTGATGGCGCTGGTGATGGGCGGAAAGCCCCACTGCGCCTGTACGCCCGCCGGTCCGGGCATCTTGAGGTGGTACAACGCCCCGGGTGCGAACTCGAACGTCTTGCGCTCT